GGCGTGACGCAGAACGTGGCCGGTCCCATGTTGTCGTTCTGCTGCGCCCGGATGCCCCAGATGCGAAGGGTGGCCGGGGTGGGCGGGTCCGGATGAGGCCACGTCGTCGGAGTCGAGGCGTACGGCGTGCCGTCGTCGTCACCCTCACAGCGGGTCAGGCCTCCGCCGTTCCAGCAGACCTGACCGTTGAACACGCCGGGCGTGCTCGTGGATTCGGCGAGCACCGAGGCGTACGCGATCGCCCCGCCGTCCCACGAGTAGGCGATATCGAGCAGGGCGTAGTTGGACGCCGTGTAGCCGCTGATCGCGAACTGGTCGATGACGATGGACGGGGCCCCGATGAACACCCCGCGATAGGCCTCGACGAACGTGCTGTAGGCGGTCGAGCTGGCGCTGACGCCGGAGCCCGGAGTGGTGGCGCAGAACTGCGACGGGGGCGGTGGGACGAACGGGAAGTCACCCGTGCTCCCGCTGCCCGTGCCGCCCGGCGTGAAGCTCCGGTTGGTCAGGGTCAGGTGGACGTCGTAGTAGTCGTTGGTGTCCTGCGTCAAGAGGACCGTCCGCAGGGCGACCCGGAGGTAGCCGAATGTATCGAAGCCGGGGAGATGGACGAACTTCGACGACACCCGCTGCCCGGCTTCGATCAGGTTGACCTTCGCCTTCGGCAGCCGGACGACGCAGGTGACCGTGTCGATGGTCCCCGCGTGATTGGCGAGGAACGCATCGGCGTGCCGGATGGCGGTCGCCTGCGACCCGACGCGGGTCGTCTCGAACACGGCCTGACGGTGGTAGCCGGACCCCGCGAAGTAGGTCGCGTGGGTCGTGTCGTTGTGGCGGTAGACGTTGCCCGCCTTGTACTTGAAGAACACCGCGCAGTAGATGTCCTGCGCGGACGCCTCGACCTGCGAATCCAGGTTGGGCGCAAACGTCGTGGAGTCGTCAACGTCGTCGAGGTCGTTGCTGATCGCGAGGGTCGAGGTGCGGACGGCCGCCGTGGGGATGTCGATGAACAGGCTCGCCTGACCCGTCGCGTGGTCACGGTAGACGAAATAGATCCGGCCGATCTCGGCCGATGACGAGACGCACAGGTCATCGAGGACCGTCTCGGCATACAACCCTGTGTAGTCGGCTTCCTCGAAGTTGTCGACGATGCTCCCGACGAGCCCGTTGTCGTACACGATCCCGTCGAGCGCGACCGACGACAGGAGGAATGCCAGCCGTGCATTGCCCGTCTCGGCCGGGCGCTTGGCACCCGTTCCCCGGAGGGGTTGCAGGTGGAGCAGGTAGTTGAGGTCGATCAGGTCGAAGTCATAGATCCGGCCGGGTCCGGTGATGTATGGCCCGCGGCTCACCCGCATGTTCGTCAGGAACCCGGTGAACGTCCGGGGCACCGAGCAGGCCGTCTCGGTATGGGCGAACTCCTGGAGCTCGACGAACGTCAGGGCTCCGAGAGGGTCGTCGATCTTGACCCCGCCCGTGGCCGGCTCCCCGTTGGCGCTCTGGGACAGGCCCGCGATCCCGTCTGCGAGCCGGACCGTCGTATTGCCGAGGTCGACCCCGTCATAGGTGAAGAACTGGGTCACGAGATCGCCCGGCCGCCGAACGACCGGCTGGCGAGATACGTCTTCGTGAAGTCGCGCAGGCTGACCGCCGTCTGGACGTTGACATTCGTCCTGACCGTGACCGAGAGATCCTTGTCCTTGATCGCCTCGGTCGTGGCACGGGCCGCGTAGACCTGCGCCCGCTTGGCCGCGTCGATCTTGTCCTGCACCTTCCTCTGAGCCGAGAGCGACCGACCCTGCAGGGTCTTCTCGATGGCCTGGAGCTCGCGGACCTTCTGGCTCGTGGTCCTGGTCGAGTTGAGGATCTGGTCGGCCTTGCGGAGCTGCGCGGCGACGAACTCGCGGCCGGGGAGCTTGGCCTGCACCTTGGCGATGGCCGTCCGCAGGATCGAGGCGAGCTTGGGGTCGTGGGTCGCGCCGAGTTGCTTGCGCAGGGTTGCGAGCAGGGTCCTCGTGCTGGCGGCATTCCCGCGGCCCTGAGTCACCGAGATGTCGACCGCCTTCTTGACCGCCGCCGCGATGGCCGCCGAGCCCTTGGCGTTCTTCAGCCCCGCGACCATCTGGCGGAATCCGTCCGACAGGAAGGCGTTGGTCGCCTTGGCGAGCTGGGCGAGGTTGACCACGTCATCCTTGAGCCGCTCGCCGTTCCGCTTCAAGGTGTCGTTGAAGGTGGACAGGTCGGCCCGCAGTCCGCGGGCATCGCTCGTGCCGGGGGTGATCGGCGCACTGGTCGGCATCGTTGCGAATGCCCCGTACCGGCCGATGGTCGTGTTCGTCTGGTTCGCCGCCGTGGGGCTGGTCTTGTTGAGCTCTTGGGTGAATTCGACAAAGGCCGCCGCGACGGCAATCGGCACGATCCACTTCGCGGCCGATTTGATCGCGCCGCTGACCCCGCCGCCCGCAGCTCCCGCTGCCGCTCCGGGCAGTCCGCCACCGCCGACCACGTTGACCACGGCCCCGTTGACGTTGACCACGCCCGAGACGAGCTGTTTGAGGACGGAGCTGATGAGTCCGCCCGCGATGTTGGTCACGAGCCCGCCCGTCAGCTTGTTGATGGCGAACGCACCGATGGCGAGCCCCTGGATCTCCTTGGGCAGCGAGGTGAACAGGCTGACCGCCGCCTGCACGATCGCGAACGTGGCCTTGGCCGCCTGAGCGACGACCGGCGCGGCGACCTTGGCCGTCTCGAGCGCACCCTGCAGGAACTTCGCGCCAGCCTCGATGTTGCTGTCGCTGAACAGGCTCGCCACGGCCGTTCCGAACGCCTGGATCTGGGAGATGACCTTCGGATCGGCGAGGGCCTTGTTGAGCCGCTCGAAGACCGGCGTGATCTTGGGCAGGACGGTCGAGCCGATCACGATGGCGGCATCCGTCAGACGGGCTTTGAGGATGCTGAGTTGGAAGTTGAGCCCCTTCTGGCGCTCGGCCATCTGACCGGCGGCCGTGCCGGTGGCCTTGCCCATCGCGGCGAGGTCGGCGTTGTACGCCGCGAAGTTCGGCCCGGTCGTGGCGAGGGTGAAGTTCAGCCCCTCCACCCGCCCGAGCAGGTCGATCAGCGGGACGCCGGCCTTTGTGGCGTCCGTCCGCATGAGCTGGAGCGCCTCGACCAGCCCCTTCTTGCCGGCGATGGCGAGGTAGTTGCGGCCGGTCTGCTTCTGGAGGGCTTCGAGGGCCGGATTGACCTTGGTCAGCGCGACGATGGCCGACCGCATCTGAGTCGCCGCCTCGGCCGCCGGGACACCTGCGGCCGTCAGTCGGGCGTAGCCCGCGCCGAGTTCCCTGAGTTCGATCCCCGATGCGGCGGCGATCGGGCCGACCTGCGCGAACGAGTGCGCCAACTCGGCCGCGGTGACCTTGCCGCGTTCGATCGCCTTGGCGAAGATGTCCGCGTCCGCGGCGGCCTTGGTCGCATCCCCGCCGTAGGTGTTGATGGCCGAGGTCAGGAGGTCAACAGACTCGGCAGTCGTGGACAGGCCGCCGATCGCGAGCGTGTTGGCGGCGGTCAGGACCTTGGTCGCGTCGGCCGCCTTGATCCCCGCCGAGAGGAGGTCGTAATAGGCCTGGGTCAGATCCGCCAGCGGTGTCCCGGTGTCGGTGGCGACCTTGCGGATGGCGGCCCCGATCGCGCCGAGATCCCTGGCGTTGGCTCGGGCAATCGTGTTGATCGTGTTGAGTTGGGCCTCGAAGTTGCCGGCGACCTTGAGCACGCCGATCAGCCCGGCCGCGGCGGTCGCCGCTCCGAGGGCGATGATCCGCCCCGCATTGAGGAAGCCCGTCCCGATCTGCTGCCCGGCTCGATACGCGCGGGAGCCGGACCGGGAGACGGCCGAGTCGAACCCGCTCAGGGCGCGCTGGTTGGCGGCCAGCGCCGACTTGAAGTTGCCCTTGAGCGACAGATCGACCGCGAGCTTGGCCGTCTCGGCCAGTCCGAACCCCATCTAGCCCACCATCCCCCGCTCGCGGAGAATGGCCTTGGTCTGCTCGTCCTGCGCCAATTCGCCCCGGTCCTGCTGGCGGAGGCGGGAGCCGACCCGCTCCTCCGAGAGCAGGAGCCGGGCCTTCTGGAACTCGGCCCAGTTCATCGGGCGATCCGCAACGGCTGACCAGCCGAAGGCTCGGCCGACGATGACGCGGGCGGCGTCGAGATCGACACCGGGCGCGCTGAGGTCGAGGACGCCGTCCGTCCAGTGCGCGATCGTCTCTGCTGCCGATTGGGAGGCGGCCCGGCGACCGCCGCCAGCAAAGGGCCGAGCACCGCCTCGGAGTACAGCTCGTTGGCCTTCTCGGCGACCTGCCGAGACAGGCGATAGTCGGCGAGCAGCACCTCCACGTCGAACGGGACCGGCTCGGGCTTGCCGTTCTCGCCGGTCTGGAGCCAGTTCCAGCCCACCGCGCCGTAGCGGACGTAGGTCACGGTCCAGCGGCCGAGCAGGACCAAGGTCCGGCGGGCCTCGGCGATGTCATTGGAGTAGAGGAGGTCGAGCTCCGCCGCCGCTCCGCCTTCGAGCGAGAGCGTCGGCAGGAGGTAGACCTCGTCCCCGTCATGGGGGCTGTCCGGGCACGCGCAGTCGCGCACCCGGACGGTGACCAGCTCAGCCATGTCAGGCTGCCGCTGCGGTGGTCTGGGTATTGATGATCGTCCGCCGGTAGACGTAGCCCAGCGTGGCGTCGTAATAGGCGTGGTAGGTCAGGACCAGCGCGACGTTGCCGCCGATCTCCGTCTCGCCCCGGTCGAACAGGCGGAACGCCCCGCGGTGGCGATCCGAGTACGGGACGCCGGACTGGGCCGCGCTCGCGCTCGGGACGATGACGTCGAAGAAGCGCGACGGCTTGGGATCGTCGAGGAAGGTCCCGGCTTCGGTGACCATCGCGCTCGACTTGGCGACCGTCAGGACCAGTTCGATGACCCGCTGCCCGCGTCCGAACCCGCCGGCCTGGTTGGCCGAGTTCGAGCCGTTGGCAAAGTGCTTGATGTCGAGGTTGTTCTGGACCCGGACCGTCACATCGTGGACGGCGGCGTCGATCGGCGTCGTCCCGATGCTCCCGGCGGCCGTGTCCATCTTGACGACCATCCCGGCCGCGAGGACCGGAATCGCCGCGGAATCGACGGTCAGGCTGTCGGTCCCGTTCGAGGCGATCGTGGCCGACGAATAGACCCAGTTGTCGTTGAGCGTCGCCGCGCCCAGATCCTGCGGGTAGACGTCTTCCAGCGAGTCGATGACCCCGCCGATCCCGATCGTGGCGTCGGTCGCCTCGGTATCGTCGGCCGTCTCATTGGTGAAGATGTCGAAGACGTCCGAGGTCAGCGACGCGACCTGGAAGTCCCACGTCTTGGCGGTGCCCCCGCCGCTCGGAGAAACGCCGCCTTTCAGTCCGGCGAGGGCGCGGATCGGCAGGTCGTTGTAGTACTGGCTGCCGGTCTTGGTCGAGGTGATGACGAGGATGCCGCGGGTCGGTGCGGCGACCGGGTCGAGCGAGCCGAAGTCGGCATCGGGGTCGGTCCAGTTCGGGTTGACGACGATGCCGCCGCGCCACGGCACCCTGCGGGTGGCGGGGACGACGGTGTTGAGAGCGGACTGGATCCCGATCTGGTTGCGGCGCAGCCGGACTGCGCCGGGGATCTGCGAGATCGTCATGCGTGTCTCCCGCGGAGTGGGGAGATGCGAACCTCTGGGCCTAACTCCGCATTCGGCTCAGAGCGCGGTGCGTGGGGAACGAGGCGGGGAGCGGGAGAATGGCTAGATGCGACCCTCCCAGATACGGAGGCGGATGCCGAGGAGCGAGCCCTTGTACAAGTCCGTGTTCCCGTCCGCTCGCGGGATCGCGACGTCGCTGGGCTCGGCCCGGATGAGTTCGAGGATCGTGTTGGGGATGACTGCGTAGGCCGCCGTGAACCGCTCGATCAGGTCGTCGATCAGGTCGTCGAAGTCGTCGGTCGGCAGGTCGGCCGAGAAGGTCGTCGCGATCTGGACAGCCCCGGTCATGACCCGGTTGCGGGTGCCGCTGTCATAGGCGAGGTCATCGCTGATCTCGCCCTGCCACGCGATCGGCTTCTCGCCGCCCATCCCGCCCGGATGGTGGCGCGCGGTCTGGCGGAGCAGCCCCGGCGTGGCGGCGCGCTGGGCTTCCAGCAGCGTCTCCACCGCGTCCCGGAAGTCGGACCGGGCGATGGCGGTCATGCTGCCCTGTTCCATTCGTCGACGATCTGCCCGCCGAGCTCGACTCCGAGCTTGCCCGCGGCGGACTGGATCGAGCGCTGGATGAACGGCCGGCCCTTCATGCCCCGCGTGGACCGGGCGAACACGGGGCCGGCACCCGCGCCGGCCTTGCCCGAGCGCTTGCGGCCGGCGAGGGTCAGGGAACCCGATGGTCCGGCCGTCCAGCGCATGACCTTGCCGCTGCGCGGGACGATCCGCTGACGGCGCGGTCCGTACAGTCCGGTGCCCTCGTCGAGCCAGCGGGCGACCGGGCTGCCCTCGATCCGGGCGGTCGAGTCGGTGACGGCGGTCACGTGGACCGTGCGCGACGTGCCGCTCGTCCTGTGGACGATGTTCCGCTTCAACTCGCCCACGACGATCGACGCCACGAAACCCATCTGGAGCTTGCTGTCCCCGATGGCGTCGAGCCGAGCCTGGAGCGGACGGTAGCCCTCGATCACAGTCCCACCGCCTGCGGCCCGGTCTTCCACGATGCGACGAACTCCTGCACCTCGACCGGCAGGTTGGACAGGTCGAAGATGCCCGCCTCGGTCGCGCGAGCGCCCGACAGCAGGGCATCCGAACGGAGGGTCAGCCACGCGGCGTGGCGGGTGTTGGCGTCGCGCACGGGCGCGGGCAGGTCGGCCTCGGCGTAGCCCCACGCGCCCGCGACCACGAGGTCATTCGGCAACGCCCCGCCCCGGTCCTGGTTCCACTTCGGGCTGTCGAGGTTCCGCTCGAACCAATCCGGGATGCCGAGATACCACGTGTCTCCGGAGCCGCGGGTGAACGGCCGGAGCTGGATGCCCGTGGACACGCCCGATTGCTGGACGTCTGGCAGGAGCCAGTACGACGTGTCGGCGGTCAGGGCAGCCCCGTTCAGCGTCACCGACGAGACGCTCCGCAGCCCCGGCACGTAGACGGTCGCCGCGTTGTTGGTCGAGAACTTCAAGGTGAGTGCCGACTCGTCCCGGAAGATCCGCCCGGTCGAGCGTTCGAGGAACCACGCCGAGGCTCGGATGTTCGAGGCGATCGTGTCGGCGCTGTAGCGCGAGGCCGCGGACGCATTGAGGTCGAGGATCGCCCGGACCGCAGCCTCGGTGGTGAACGCGGGGGTCGTCACGCGACCGCCTCCAGCGGAACAGACATCAGCTCGCTGAACTGACGCGCTGCCGTGGACCACTGGAACGACGCGCGGACGTGCGCCACGCCGGCACGTCCCAGTCGTTTCCGCTCGGGCTCATTATCCAACAGCGAAGCCACCGCGTCACCCATCGCTTTCTGATTCGCGGCCGCCCAGAAGTAGCCGTATTCGTTGTCGAGGAGCGACGCGATCGGGGTGACCACCCCTCCGGGCCCGATGACCTCCGGGACGGCGGAGTAGTCGATCCCGACCGCGGGGGTGCCGCACGCCAGCGACTCGGCGAGGGTCAGCCCGAAGCCCTCGGCCGAGTTGCTGACGTAGACATCGGCCGCGTTGTACAGCGCGACCAGCATCGAGCGGTCCAGCCGTCCCCCGGCGTCGGTGACGACGATCTGCGCCCGGATGCGGGGCGGGTACTTGGCGAGCGAATCCTCGAGGTCGCCGCCCATGTCCATCCGCGAGGCGTGGACCACGAGGGTCGTGTCCGGCCGCTCGGCCAGGACCGGGGCCATCGCCCGGAACAGCTCGGGGTAGCGCTTGCGGACCACGTTCCGGTCGGTCCGCAGGATCCAGCGCCCCGAACGCCCGAACAGGCGCTTGCAGTCGGCCTTGCTCCGGAGCTTCCGGCCGTTGACGACCAGCATCCGCTCGGGCGACACGGGATGGAACGCCCCGGTATCAACCCCGTGGTAGACCATCGGCGGACGGTATCCTGTGACCTTGGCGATCTCGTCCGCCCCGAACTCGGTCATGGCGACCGGATGGACGAACGACCACATCTCACGCAGGGTCGGCGGCAGGTCGATCCCCTCGATCGGGACGTAGTGGTAGACCGGCAGGGACGAGAACGCGGCGCGGGTGTGCTCGTCGCGCATGATCATCAGCCGGACGTTGCCCGGATCGCCCAGCACGAGACACGCCTCGGGGGTCCAGCCGTCCCGCCAGAACGTGCCGTTGAAGAACCCGATGTAGCCCTCGGAACGCATCGCCAGCGAGGTCCGCCCGAGCCCCTGCACCTCACCGCCCTCGGCGAGCTCCGGCAGGAACAGGGCCGGGTCGTCCACCCGCCATGTCCGGCTCTCGAACGGCTCCGGCAGGACGTCGTCAAGCTCGTTCTGGGACACGAACCGGAGGTCATGCCCGAGCTCCAGCAGCTCCCGGCCGAGGTCCATCGTGACCGTGCCGAAGCCGGTCCGGCTCATGTCGCCGAAGAACAGCAATCTCACGCGAACACCGCCAGTCCGAGCAGGTCCGCGATTTTGGTGGCGTCCTCGTCGAAACTCACGACCTCCCGGAAGCGCGCGGCAGACGCCTCGCACATAGCCAGATAGCGCTCCGGCTCATCGCGCAGGGTGCGCAGCAACCCGACCACCTCATCGGTGGTGCGCGTCTCCACGTCGTACGAGGTCAGCCCGTCGACCCACAGCGGCCCGGCGAGCTTGTCCTCGTAGTAGCGCTGGTAGCCGAAGACCGGCCGGCCGACGGCGAAGGCGTTGTGGATGACATGACCGAACCCGTCTGACCAGTGCTTGGCGTGCCAGATCGCGCCAGCGCCCCGCATCGCTGCGCCGATCGTCGGCGTGCCGTGCAGCTCGCCAGCCGCAAACTCGTCACGCTCAGCCGTCCCGTAGGCACCGTAGACCTCCCAGCCGAACTCAGGGGTGGCGCGGGCGAGCGGCAGGAAGTTGCCGGCGTATTCGCTGTCCATCTCGGGGAAGCAGTTGACGAACGAGCGGACCGGCCCGAACCCCGTCGGCGGCTCGAACCGGAAGTCGTCGAGGCTGAACTCCTGGTGGACCACGACATGCGGGATGCCCGCCGGGACCGGGGAAGTGGTGGAGAGGATCGCGAAGTCGGGCGTCAGATCCCACGCCTCGTGGCCCCACTGGTTGCCGACATGGAGGCCCCACCGCGCTCCGACCTCGCGCGCCAGCCGGGAGAACCCCGGCGCATTGGCGGGCACGGATGCGATCAGAGCATCCCAGTCCATCGACCGGGCGGCTTCGAGGGTGACCCCCCGGATGAGGTAGCCCGGATGGCGGGTGTCGGCGATGGTCACGATGCCGTCCACGGGCTCGGCCCCGGCCCAGATGCCCAGCAGGTACTGCCGCGCGATCGCGTCGGCGTGCCGCTCCCGCTCGAACGCCCAGAACTCGGGGAACCAGTCCATCCCGTACGGGTGGAGCACCTCGACCCCGAACCGCCCGAGGGTCAGCGCGAACGAATGGGCGAGGTCGGCGTGGTGGTAGTCAATCAAGAATCTCATGCCGCCGTCACCGACTCCCGGACGAACGACGAGCGGGCGGGGCTGCCGAGAAACCGGAGCCACTGCGGCCCGACGTTCTCGACGCTGAACAGTTCGACCGCGAAGTCGCGGGAGTGTTCTGAGTCGGCCCAAGCGCAGGCCCGGTCATTGAGGTAGACGGACAACTCCGTCCGAGCCTTGACCGGATCGTCGAACCAATCGCCCGCGATCTCATGCCCCTCGAACAGGTCCGGCATCCACATGTCCCGAGGCCCGATCGAGACGACCGGCACGGCCGCCAGCATCGCCTCCATCAGCCCGAGGGTGTAGCTGGCCGGTTGCGTGCCCATGTACAGGTACGCCCGGAGGTGCGACAGGTAGTCGAGCATCGCCGGATAGCTCAGCTCACCGATCCCGCCGAGCCGTTCCGAGCCCGTGCCAGCAAGCTGGACCGGGAGGCCCTTGGTGGCCTCCGTCCAGAAGTCGAGTCCGCAGTGGTCGCCCCGCAGGTCGAGGTTCTGCGTGACGTTCCCGACGACGGCGTTGTCCCCGATCCACGGACCGTAGTCGGCGGGGTACTTGGAGAAGCGGATGACCGCGTCCTCGCCCGCGAACACGCCGATCGGCTCGAATGCCCGCCGTTCGGCCGGGGAATAGCGGACAATCTCCATGCCCTGTTGCGCGAACTGGCGCATGAAGTGTTCGAGCCGCGGGCTGCTCTGGCCGATCGTCCGCCAGATGACCCGCTTGTGCCTGATCCGCTCCCATTGGTTGCCGATCCAGGTGTCGGGGAAGCAGTTGACCATGATCACGTCGGCCCACTCGATGAGGTCCGGGTGGAGGTCGGCCTTGGCCCAATCGACGACCCCGAAGTCGGTCGGCTGGCCCACGTGCTTGACCCGCTGCTCGTGGCACAGGGCGGCGAGGTCCGGGAAGTACGGCGCATTCGGGAGGGCCGGGCGGAGGGTTTCGCCGGGCTCCGATGGCTTGGAGTAGCCGCCGGGCATGAACACGTCATAGCCGAGGTCGCTGAACAGGCGCAACTCGTCGTATTCGAGGATGCCGTGCGAGCCGAGGATGAGGAGGTTCATGCCGCCCTCGCCAGCACGGACAGGTCGGCATCGACCATCATCGCCACGAGCGCGGAGAACTCGGTTTCCGGTGCCCAGCCGAGGTTCAGCAGGGCCTTGGTCGGGTCGGCTCGCAGGTGGTCCACCTCGGCCGGCCGGTAGAGCTCGGGGTCGATGACGACGTGGTCCCGGTAGTCGAGCCCGACCCGCTCGAACGCGATCCGGCACAGGTCCCGGACCGAATGCGTGATCCCCGTCCCGATGACGTAGTCCTGCGGTTCCTTTGCCTGGAGCATCAGCCACATCGCCCGGACGTAGTCGCCCGCGAACCCCCAGTCACGCTCGGCGTCGAGGTTGCCCATCCGCAGCTCGGTCTGGAGGCCCGACGCGATCCGGTTGGCCGCCAGCGACACCTTGCGCGACACGAACTCCGGCCCCCTCCGTGGGGACTCGTGGTTGAACAGGATGCCCGACACCGCGAACAGGTCATACGACTCGCGGTAGTTGACCGTGAGGTGGTGGCCGTACGCCTTGGCCGCGCCGTAGGGTGAGCGCGGGTAGAACGGCGTCGTCTCGGATTGCGGCTCCTGACGGACCTTGCCGAACATCTCCGAGGACGACGCCTGGTAGAACTTCGCATCGGGCTTGACCTGCCGGATGGCTTCGAGCATCCGCGCCACTCCCAGCCCGGTCAGCTCGCCCGTGAGCACCGGCTGGTTCCATGAGGTCGGCACGAACGACTGGGCGGCGAGGTTGTACACCTCGTCCGGCTGGCTCGTGCGGACGGCCGACACGAGCGAGGCGTCATCGAGCAGGTCGCCCGGCAGGATCGTCAGTTGGTCGGCGATGTGGGCGATCCGCTCGTCGGTCGCGACCGACGAGCGGCGGGTCATCCCGAAGACTTCGTAGCCCTTCGACAGCAGCAGCTCCGCGAGGTACGAGCCGTCCTGCCCGGTGATCCCGGTAATCAGTGCTCTCATCAGTGAGTAACCGTTACCACTTCATGGCGGTTGATCACGTACCCATGCCTTCGCAAGAGGCCGCGTGCATTCTGGCTGGCGGATTCGTAGGTCTCCGTTCCGGGATAGAACTCGCTGGCGATGTCTCGCATAGATGCACCAGCGTTCAGGCGGTCTGCAATCCGAGCGGCCCTCGCATGGCAACGAGCAGTGGAGGGCATCTCGCAATGAGTGCGCTTCCGGCGTCGTTCCCGATACTCAGCGAGCCAGTCCGGGTTGTTCATCGCCGCACCGCCTCGAAGGTGGCGACGACCAGCGAGTCGTCCATCGTCACGTCGAACCCGGCGAGCAGCTCACGCAGCCGCGCAGCGCCGCCGTGGCGGCCGACATGCATCTCGCCGATGACCTTGCGGACCTTCGACAGCGCCGGGCTGTCGAGGAAGAACCACTCGCAGCCCTCGCAGTCGATCTTGAGCAGGGCCACCTCGGGGATCTTGAACACGCTGAGGATCTCGGAGAGCGTGACCGCGAGGCACGGCACGGTCATCGAGGTTGTGTTGGGCCCGACCATCCCGCCGATATAGCGATTGTCGGCCATGTAGTGGTCGGGCTGGTTCTGGGCCTTGGACCAGCCATAGACGATCGGCACATAGGTGTTGGCCTCGGACTCGGCCGCAGCCGCTCCGCTGACCACCCCGACCCGGTCGCTGAGCCCATTCAGCGCGATGTTCTGGCGCAACTGCACGATGTTCTCGGGCAGCGCCTCCACCGCCACGATCCGCAGGTCCGGGTTGTCCAGCGCGAGGGCTACGGTGACGATGCCGATATGGGCACCGATGTCGATGGCCCAGCCCGACAGTCCGGCGGGCAGGTCGTATTCCCGCCCGCCGATGATCCCGCCGACCAGCGCGGCGTCGCTCGTGCCGTTGCGCACGTCGAAGATGGCAGGGTGTCCGCCTGCCGTCGTGATCCGTTCGAGGCTCGTGATCATCGCTCTCTTTCTCCGCTCCATCCGCTCAGGAGTGGTATGGGCTGGCCGGGGAGCGGATTCCGGCCAGCCCACCTGTGGTCAGATGCCTACGGCAGCACGTCCGTGATCATCTGGGCGTAGCCGGCGTAGACCGCCGGGCGGGCATCGAAGCCCATCTCCTCCTCACCGCGGAAGCCGGTCAGGTTGGTGTCCCAGCGGGTGCCCGCCTGGTCGGACGAATCGACCCGGTAGCTTTCGCCGAAGTAGACCTTGAACGCCTTCCAGTCGGCCACGGTGAGGTTGTCGATGACCGCGGCGGTGCCCTGGTTGTCCGCGGCGGCGTCCGGCAGGACCGGCAGCCCCCACGGGGTCAGGAGGGTGTTGGGACGGATCTGCGACGGCCCACCGGCCGGCGCGTAGAAGAACCCGGTCCCGTCGAGGCCCTGACTCGCCATCGTCCAGTAGGACGTGGCGGCGAGGACGGCGGCGGTCGGGGACACGCCACGCCCGGCGAGCGCGCCGGCAGCGGTGGCGACCGACGTCAGGATCGAGCCCGCGAGGGTCGAGGCCGACGGCGAGAAGCTGGACCGGAAGGTGGACGGGCCGTTGGTCAGCGCGCTCGTGTAGCCGAACGGCTGCGAGGAGCCCGAGCCCTCCCGGATGTAGTTGGCCTCGCCCGCTGCGAACGCGGCGGCGAGCTCCGAGAGGACGTCCTGCTCGGCCGCGCCGCGGCTCTGGCGCAGGAACTGGTTGCCGATGTCGTAGATCCGGGCCAGCGTGTACATGGTGGCCGTGTAGCCGTTGTACGCGAGGTCGACGTTCTCCTTGGTCTGGCCGAAGGCCACGACCGCGGCCGGAGTCCGGACGCCCGACCGGAACGGGATGTCGACCGCGAACGCGGTGACACCCGGAACGGACGTCATCAGCTCGCGGTAGATGTTGCGCACCTGGGCGGGCACGATGAACGTGTCCACGACGGCGTTCGGGATGATCCAGCCGCCGGTCGCGTCGCTCGTGCCGAGGGTGGACTTGCCCCATGCCTTCTCGAAGGCGTACGCCTTCGCGTCGGGCCTCGGAGCCCCGAGGATGTCGTCGAGGACCGCCTTGCCCTCGGCCGTCTGGACGACCTCCCGGCGGGCCGTCTCACCGCGCAGCGCGGCAAGGATGGCCTTGCCCTCGGCCTGCATCTCGGCATCCCGAGCGTTGGCCTGGAACACGCCGAACAGGAACGCGCCCTTGGTGTCGGTGGGGGGCTTGGGGGGCGGGCCGTAGCTTCCGATCTCGCGCGCCTTGGAGGGCTCGCGGACCGTCTGCGACCACTTGAGCAGGGCCTCGACCTCGTCGGCCTTGGCCTTGGCCTCCGACGTCGCGACCTCGTCATCGTGCTTGGCCTTGAGGGTCGTCAGGGTCGCAGCCTGCTCGGTCTGCGCCTTGGCCAACTGCTCGACCCGATCGGCGACGCCCGACTCACGGGCCTGCTTGAGTTCGTCGGCGATCTCGTCGAGCTTCTTGGCAGCCTTGCCGATCTGCTCGACGGTCGCCGTCTGGAGGGGTTCGCTGCCGAACGCCTCCCGGATGGCTTCTGTCACTGAACGTGTCTCCCGCGAGTAGGGAGGAACTGCGTCGGCCTTCACTCGCACTCGGGCCGGGCAGGGTCATTGGCTATGTCGGGAGCGCGGGCTCCGTCCTGGTCTGTCGATCCAGCAGCAGGGATCGGACGAGCGCCGTTCGCTCGTCGATCTCCGCCAACAGGGCGACGAGGTCCGCCTCGTTGCGGCGACTGAACACGCGCCCGGCCTTCGCCCCGTCGTCGCCCATCTCTGAGGGACTCCGGAGGGGGTCGAGGGCGTCGAGGCCGGCCGCGAACGCCCGCAGGGCGTCCACGCTGACCTCGTCCGCAGCGAGCGCCGCCTTGAACGGCGGCACGATGGCATAGGTGTTCTGAGGGGAGGTGGAGATCGTGTGGTACTGGATCGGCCAGACGTCGATGTGGCCGGCCTTGCCCCGCCTGACGCCGGCCGCGATCGGCTGGGTCGAGCCGTAGAGAGGATGGCCGGCCTGCTCGAGCCACGCGATGAGCGCCCGTCTCTTTTCGCCAGCGTTGGCCCAGAAGTCGCCCCACAGGCCGGCGAAGCCCCAATCGGGCTCCTCATAGTGGTCGTCGAGGACGACCCGACCCATGATCGAGCCCTTGAGGGCTCGCTCGGCCGGGTGGTCGCGATCCATGAACGTGGCATGGTTGAAATCCACGAGCCGGTCCCGACTGGCTTTGAGCTCGGGGTAGGGGCCGTAGAAGTCGGTCGCCTCGTCGAAGTATTCGCCGTCGAGGTCGAGCCCCCGTGCCTTCGCCAGCGGCCCGCCGAACGGCGCGACGAGGATGCGCCGGGGCATCTTGCCCGCCAGCCAGCGGTCCATCTGCGAGGTCGTGAGCGGTTCGGCTTTCATCTCGTCCATCAGGCCGCCTCTGCGAAGTAGGGAGCCCAATCGAGGGTTCCGTTCGGGTGGTCTTCGATGTCCTGCGCGTCGTCGACCGTGAAGACGACGCCGTTGCGGGCCGCGCACTCCTCATCCCCGTCGCCGTCGATCGCCTGCACATGGCTGACGCCGTACTCGCGGTACGAGGTGATCGCGGCGGCGTTGTACGCGTAGGCCGTCTCCGTCCGGGCGACGAGCTCGGCGCGCGCCTCGTCGAACGCGGGCATCATCTCGATCGCATCCGCGATGGCGTTCGCGGTGAGGTTCGCCGCAATGCCCTGCCGGATGACCTCGGCCACCGCCTGGCGGGTCGTCTCGTTGATGCCTGTGATCCGGAGCCCGGTCTGGGCGAGGACGTAGCGCTCCACCTTGGCCGTGAACGGGTCCATCACCGTCGCCTCAACCGCCGCAACGACCTTCTTGGGCGGCTTGGCCTTGCCCGGTGCGAGGATGTCCGCCGTGCGCTTCGTCACCGTCTCGGCGATGCCCGCCATGTGCGGCCGGAGAGCCTTGGTCAGCGCCTTGTCCCAGTTGCCGAACCAGTACGTCTCATCCTTGAGCTGGCGCGCGGTGGCGGCCCGGAGGCGGCTCACGATGTCCGCTCGCTGCTCCGCGAGGAAGCGCTCGACGCTCTTGCGCACCGCGGGCACCATCCGCTTGTCGACCGCTGCCCGGAGCCCGAGGAAGCCGCTAGCTTTGGCCATCGGCATCTTGCCGGGCGCAGCCGGGACCGGGGAAGGAGTACCCGGCCCGAGCTGCGCCTGTGGGTTGAACGGCTGGACGACGACCACGGGCTTGGGCTTGGGGGCGTTCGGGAACGGGTCGTCGGGCTTGGCATCCTTCTCCCCGCCCTGTGCCCATGTCGTGAGGGTCGATGGCAGCAGGATCGCCAGCCCGAGGGGCTCACCGTCCGGGCCATACTCCGGGAGCGGATCCTTGCCGATGAGCTCCAGACGCTGGTTGTTGGTCAGGGGCAACTCACGGGCCTGTACGGCGACCGCGTAGGCCGGGCCGTCGTCGTCGAACGAGGGTTCCTCGATGACCAGCTCGGGCTTGAGCCCCTCCACCTGCCAGCGGTCGAGCAGGTCGAACTGGACCGTTTCGTAGATGGCGACGACCCGGTCATGGACGGGGCCGGTCATCAGGACTTCGTATTCGTTCGCGCCCTGCATCCCGGCGTTCAGCCCCGAGGCGTGCGGGATGCCCGCCTGCGACGGGGGCACGCCCCACGTGGCGAAGATGTCATCCCGGCCCGAGGACGAGAGTTCCCGCAGGCCGAGTTCGGACGGGTCGGCGGCCGTCTTGTTGAAGTCGACCGGACCGCGCAGGATCGTCATGCGCCGGGCGGCGTCGGGTGACTCGTTGACGTTCCGGAAGTCGCGTTCGAGCTGGGCGAACTTGTCCGGGTCGTCGATGTAGCCATCCTTGGGCGACACGAGCCCCGCGATCCGGCCGCCGGTCCCGAGGACGGCGAGGGCATGGACGTCGGCGGACGTGACGATCCGCGCCTTGAGGGCTGCGGCGGTGACCAGCCCCGTGGTCGTTGCGCCGAAGTCGGGCACTTCGAGGAAGAACGGCAGGACCGAGCGGATGGACAGCGGCGTCCCGCCGTTGCCGTAGTCGTCGGCGTCGAGCTTCCAGCCCAGCAGGTTGCCCTTGGACGTGACCGCGGGAGTCATCCGGGCCGGGTTGATGTACAGGATGGCGAGCGGCAACCCCTCCGTGTCCATCTGGTCGAGGAACCAGTACGCCGGCCCGCAGATGCCCATATGTCGGCTCGTGATCGACACGAGCCCCCGCCGGGTGGTGATCCCCGGCTGGCGCTCCTCGGGCAGCAGGGCGGCTTGTGGCTTCTCCAGCAGGTCGCGGATGGCCTGCAACCTCGGGTTGACCGTCTCGTCGTCGATCTCGTCGTCGTTCTCGTCCTCGATATGCCACGGCAGGGCGGCCACCTTGGACGTGACGGTGGACTCGGCTCGCCTGATCCACGGGTGCGAGTAGTAGAGGGCCTGCGCCTCGCGCATCAGCTTGGCCGGGGAACGGTGGACGGATGAGAGCAGGGGCTTGTCACCCGCGAAGTACGGCTGCCAGCCGGTGGTGGCCTTGGCGACCTGCGCCGGGCCTTCGTGGGGGATGACGAACGACGGACTGGCGACCGCGGTCCCGCCCCACGAGGTGCCGTCCCATTCACTGGTCATGGCACGTAACCAGTGGTTACACTAGCAGCGTAACCCGTAACCGAGGCGTAATCATGGGCAGGGATCGAGCGGCGTACATGAGGGAGTACCGGGCACGTCGGAAGGATGCTCGGCTGCGCTACGGCAACGGCGACGGTGCTGACGAGATCGCCCGACTGCAGGGCCTGATTGCCGAGATGAGCGAGGAGGTGGCCCGGCTCAAGCGCGAACTTGCCGGACGTCCAACCGCCCCGGCGTTCAACAGCCGCCCGTTCACGCCCGTTCCGAAGCGGTAGCATCAGTGACCCCATGAGCTTCCGCCGCCCCACGCGGACGACTTGTCACTGAGGTCGAACAGGTCCGTGGCGGCCCACACGTGCGCATCGAGCCGGTCGGGGGACGACTCGATCCCCTCTCCGGTGTAGCTGCATTGCTGGTCTTCGAGCTCGGGGAAGGGCTCGGCGTGGAACCACTTGCCCTGCTCGTACAGGGCCGCCACGGGCTCGGCGCGGGTGCGCTTGCCGCGCGACGCATGGACGAGCGTGATTGGCACGTGGGAGCCTCGCAGTTCGCCAGGTGTGCCCTCGTCGATCACCACCTGCCGGATGACCGTCTCGACGAGGTCGCCGCCGTTGTTCGCCTCGGCCACGATGCGATCCGCTCCGTAGTCACGATACGCCCTGAGGGCCGCTTTCGCCCAGTCCGTCGGTGAGTAGTGGCCGGACAGGTCCGCGAGGGTGTAGCCCTTGCCGTCGCCGCCCTTGCCGTCGACCACGATGCCCGTCTCGTCGCTGTCGGCGGTGTTGGTGACCGCGGGGTCGATGGCGACCACGATCCGCTCGAGGTCCGGCACCGGCTTGCCCTTGACCAGCGTCCGCACGACCTCGGCGTACTTGATCAGGTTGCGCGTCCACAGGGCACCGGGGACGTCCTCGATCAGTTCGGCGTCCAGCTCCTGCCGGCCGATGGGGGTCCCGCCGTAGCGCTTGTACAGCGCGTCGCGCCGCTCCTGCGGCAGTCCGGGATTGTCAGAGGTCTTGGCCCGGCTGATGACGGTCCCCGGTCGGCCCATGACTTCCTTGAGCCGGACGCGCCGCTTGGGGGTGGTCGTCAGGACCATCCGCGGATGCGGCCCGAGGCGCAGGCCGAACTCGATCATGTCCCACGCCTCATCGAGCTTGCGCCACGCCGCGAACTCCTCGCCCCAGATGAGACAGTGCTGCGGGCCGCGGAAGCGCTCGACGTCCTCCGGAGCGAACGTCCCGAACAGCTCCGCCTCGGCCCCATTCGGCCAGGTCAGGTCGGCGGAGAGCTGCGCCCCCGGCCGGAAGCGGATCGAGCGGTTGGCTTGAAGCAGGCCCGTCTCACCCCGGACACACGTGTTGACCGCGTCGTCGTGGGACGGGGCGACCACCGCGATCCGGTGGGGCGTCTTGCCGGGGATGCACGGCGTCCCCAGCGCGTGCGCATTCACGAACCGGGCTCCACCTTCGGTCTTGCCGGCCCCACGTCCACCAAGCAGGAGCCAGATGTCCCATGGATCCGGTGGCGGGACCTGATGGGGGTAGAGCGGACGGCGAGGCTCGGCCTGCGACTTGCGGACGTTCCGCAGCGCGAGCGCCGCGACCTGATCGGCGATCGGCGCGTTGATCACGACTTGGCCTCGGCCAGAATGCGGCTGACCTCGGCCATCGCCGCCTCGCGCTCGGCCGGGTCGGAGGTCAGGCGCTCGACCGCGTTCCGGATGTCGAGCGTCACGTCCACCCGCTCGCGGTATTTGGCGGGCATCGCGGCCTTCATCATGAAGATCAGCAGGGTGTCGCTGTACTTGCGGATGTGCCCGATCAGCTTCCCGCCCTGGTACACCGGCTCATCGGTTCCCTCGATGGCTCGGCGACGGGCCTCGCGCTCCATGTTGTCGGTGGCCTTGACCTCGGCCTCAGCGAAGGCGGAAGCGTAGGCCGCGTCATCGTGGAGCCAGCGGTAGTGCGTTGCACGATCGATTCCGACCCGAGCAGCGGCATGGGTCACGGTCCCCTCGTCCGGGAAGACGAGCAGGAACGCGGC